GTAATGATGTCAAAGGTGTTGTTCGTGGACTTGAAAAAGTCAAGGCTTCCTATAATTATAATATTGCCTAATCCCATATAATCAATTTCCAAATCAATATCAGATTCAAATCCGAAAATAGAGGTCAAAGGCTTTACTTATGGTTTTACCATTACACAGATACCCAAAACACGCCTTATGTTATTGAAACAGTGATTTCTTCAATGGAAGTAGAAATTACAGGAACATCAACATCTTATGCAACGGTAAACAAAGGGGTTAGATTGATAGATGCAATAAAATATATTGCCAAGTCATCAGGAAATGCAGAAGTTTCATTTCCAATGGCCGAACAGGGAGGGAAGCTTTATGACCAATTCCTTTTAAACGGTAACTTATTGAGAAACATTACAGACAAGCCTTTTTATATGATGTTTAAAGACATTGTAGAATGGTTTCCCGAACTCCATTTAGATTACGAGATTCAGGCAGACGGTATTATTTTTATTGGTAATTATGAAAACTTCTACACCGATAACGAAATGATTGTTATAGGTGAAAATCCTCGTGACGGAGTTGTATTTGATGATTTTGAAAGAAACTTTAATGAAGAATTTGGAATAAATTTATTTGAATTCAAATATTCAAACTACCAATCTCAAAAAGAAAATGATGTAGCAAATACTTATGACGGAGTTCACGGAGAAACACAATACAAGCTTTACAATAAGAATGTTGAAGGAATAAAAGAAATAGAAGTTAAGTTTATCCGTGATCCTTTTCTATTGGAAGAAAACAGAAAAAAAGCTTTCGGTAAGCAGGAAAACACGGCAACCCAAGATGATGACAAGATTTTTATCGTTGATGTTTATCCGTCAAATAGAATAACTACTAACGCAATACCATTTACTGAAACGGCATTCATACAGCATTCATACGATACGGTTACAGGATTGCTTACTTTAAGAAATGACAGCAGTTTTAGATTTGACCTGTTAGGCGTTGTAGTTGGAGGCGGATTTGCAATAACATCAGTTCCCGCACAGCCAAACTCAGGGATATATCTTATCAATGAAATAGGAAGCAATTATATCATATTGCATCCATTTGGAAGCACATCGCCAACAGTCGGCAACAATGGGGAAAGATACACTCGATTTACATACCAAGTGCCTGTTTCAAATATTGCAGGTATGAATTGGACAAACGAGGATTTCACTCTTATTGAAAATATTGCTAATCCTAATAATTTTGGCAATTTGAGATTTTCAATAGGCAGGAATATCCAAAATTATGAAAACTATTTGGCTACGGCCAATATCTACTGGAATGAATTATCAATAAGGAACAACTATTACAAAAATAATCCTGAAGCTTATACAGTTTATAACGGATTCTCAATTAAAGAGGGAAGAAATATAAATCCTATAAAGCCTTTGCTTTTTCCGTTGCTTATAGTGTATTGTTGGTCTTGTGGTGTATTGTAAAAACTCAAAGAAAATAATTGTGGAGCAGTTTCGGGAGGATTTGCATTGGATTCTCCTACATAATACCTTAATCCGACAAATCCTTGTCCGAATGGATAAGAAGATGCTATCTCTCTTGAAACCAAATTTAAGTTACTTATTTTTAATGTAACATTAGTTAATGTGTCTAATGCTTCAACATATGCGAAATCTTCCCTGTTCCCGAAACCTTGAATAAAACTAAGCGTGTCATCTATTCCATCATTCACAACCATATTTGCAAAGTTGTAGAATCTTGTAGTTACACCTCCAATACCTCCTGTTTGAGCTGTATGTGATGAATTTTGCTTAAATGAAGATAGCTGGACTAAAGGTTTTGACTTAAGAAGTATGTTTTTTGATTCAACAGGAAATATAATATTTCCGTCAATATCCAAAGACGAAAATAAATCATTCTTTGCTTCAATGTTTCGCTTAATCTGCATTTGATCCTGTCCTAATATTACATCACACGTAATGATGTCAAAGGTGTTGTTCGTGGACTTGAAAAAGTCAAGGCTTCCTATAATTATAATATTGCCTAATCCCATATAATCAATTTCCAAATCAATATCAGATTCAAATCCGAAAATAGCATAATATCGTTGCAAATCATCCCAAACATTGCTATGCTTCATTCTTGAAAACGAAAACTTTCCATTTCCCCCTGCAAACTGAACATCACGCCCCAAACGATCATCTTCCTGAATAATGGCAAAGTCGGCAGAGTCGAATCCTACAGGCTCTGAAATTGCTTTTCTGCCTGTAGAATCATTCTTGAAGTTTAGGTAAAATTTAGTTCCTCTCATTTGAATCTTCTAATCTTTGTAAAAAATCTGTTGTTCATAGATATTTGCCTGTTGTGACCGCTACCGACAAATGACAGAATCTTGTCTTTTTCTAAATATGCGCTTGGCTCTTCTTTGTTAGCAAATTTAGTTAAAATAGTTTCCATTTCGCTTGCAGATATGCCTGAATTTTCCAATTGTATGTTAGGTATTCCGCCAAGCATGGAACCGCTATTTTTCAGGAACGAATTAATATCAGGATACACTTTAGATCCTCTTTCCAAATCTACTGAAGTATCGTTTTTAGGCGTTATAGAAAAACCGCTTGACGGCTGAAATACAACCTCATGATTTCCACCGTCCCCTACTTTTGCCAATCCGCCTTGATGGAAATCAGTCCCTAATCGGTATTCAGGTATAGACTGCTGGCTGATAAGTGCAATTTGTGCAGCTCCTATAACACCGACTGCCGCGGCTAAAACTACACCGGCGGGACCGCCCGGATTAGCAAGTGCGGCAACTACTCCCTGAGCTGTGTTTATCACGGCGTTAAATATAGCCAATTCTTTCTGAGCTTCTGCTTCACGCCTTCTTATATCACGCCTTCTGTCTTCATATTGTCGTTCTATTTCTTCTCTTGCAGTTGCTGATTCTCCTGCAAATTCAATGGCAATATCTTTTTCTTTTTCTAATCTTGCATATTGATTGTCAAAATAAGCCTGCTGGCTTTGGTTTAGAAAATTAAAAGTTTCTTGAATTACTTCAGTTATTGCTGTGAAAGCAACTGCAAACTTTTCTTTGCTTGTTTCTGCTCCTTCCCAAAGCTTATCAAATGTGCTTTGCATTTTTCCCGTTATAGGGTCTAAAGTCTGGTCAAAGAATTTAGTCAGGCTTGAAAATCCTGCATCTTCTAAAAAACCTAAAGAAAAAGTATCTAAATATTCTTTTGTTGCATTTTTTAATTCTTTGGTTCTTTCTTCTAACTTTTGTGCTTTTTCTGCCTGCTTTTCAAACCAAGAATCAGCAATAGGATCTACTTCAAATTTAAGTCCTTCTCCTTGGAATTTTGCCCTGTATTCGTAATAATCATCTAAGTATTTGGTTTTTATATCAAGAACTCTTTTTTCTGATGCTTTTGTAGTTTCATAAACTCCTTGATTGAAATTTTCATAAGCTATCCTTTGGTCTAATAAGAGGTTTTTTAATGCCGCCTTTTGTACTTGTATGTTGCCATTTGATGTTTTTAACTGCTCTTCATATGATAATTTGGCAAGCCTTAAATCTTCATTTAGCTTCATCTTTGCTAAATTAATTTCTTCATCAGTTAAGGCAGATTCAAGATCTAATTTTTCGCTTACATATGTTTTGTCTATTTCAAGCAAATCTTCTAAAGATCCTTTTTCAGATTCCCTGCGCATAACTTCAAGGCGGTATATATTTTTTAAATATTCTTCGTTTAGTTTTGCTAATTGGTCAGATAATTTTTTGGCTGCGGCAATCTGTTCTTTTGTAAGTTCTACATTTGCTTCTTCCTTTGGTTTAAGTTCATCTAATATTTGAGATATTGCTTTGAGTTTACCTTCCCTATCTCCTATCACCCCGTTTAAGACAGTTATTCGTTTTTCATTTTTCTGATATTCTGTTTCTTCTCCAAAAATATCAGACAAAGGATCTGATCCAAGCCCTTTAGATTCTAAATCTCGTTGTTTTTGTGTTAAAGAATTCAATTCTTTCATATTTTCTGTCATAAGAAAGAATTGGTCTTGTTTTGATTGGTTAGCAATATATTCCCTTTGTTGTTTATCCTCAATTGAGTTAAGATAGTCAAGTTGCGCTTGATATGATTTAGCTGAAGCATCATCTGTAAATTGAGCATCATATGATTTCTTTGTCTGTGCCAAAAGCCTTAGACCCCCTACAGCTCCAGCAACACCAGCAACGAACATACCAAAAAACCTTGATACTACACCGTCACCGTTATTAAGTTCTTTTATAAAATCAGTCCAGGCATTTCCTAATCTGGTAGTTTCTGCGGTTAAAGATTCAACTCTTTTTAAATTCTCTATTCCGTAAGCTTTTTCAAGTTCTTTCGCAAATTTTGGCAATACTTCTGAGGCTAATACTTTACCATCCTTCAAAAGCTTGTTAAGCTGAATCTCGGTAACACCCATTGATTTGGCTAAAATTCCAAAAGATCCAGGCAACCTTTCAGAAAGCTGACCTCTTAATTCTTCAGCCTGAATAGTTCCTTTTGAAAGCATTTGAGTTAAAGCTAAGAAAGTTCCTTCTTGCTGTTCTACAGATAATCCCATAGCGCCAGCGGCTTTTGATATGCTTTCAAATATGCCTTGAATCTCAGTTCCAGACAATTTGTCTTTTGCTGAAACATAAAACTGAGTATATGACTTAGTAAGTTCTTTTATTCCTACTCCGTAATCATCTGCTATTCTTGACAAAAAAGCTTGTGTTGCTCCCAAATCTGCACTCGTTCCCAAAACCTGCTTTAATGCAAGCTCAAGAGACTGAAGCTGTTTTGTCTGCTGAAAAATATCTTTAGTCAGCATAGCAAAGGCGGTAACTCCGCCAACTAAGCCAAATGCACCTACCAAATCTCTTATTCCTCCAATGGCTTGTTTTGGATAATTACCAACATTTCGGTTAAATCTTCCTACTGCCCTGTCAGCCAATAAAACACGCTGGTTTAATCGGTTAAATTCATTCTGTGCAGTTCTTAATTCTCGGTTGTATTGTCGCTGTGTCTGTTCTGATGTTCTCCCCCTTGCAACCAAGTTCTGCAAGTTTCTTGATGCAATTGATTGCTGAGCGGATAATCTTCCATAAGCACCAGCCAAAGCCGAATTTGAACGAGCCAATAAGTCTGCGTTTTGCCTTAATTGCCTTTGGTTGACTATTTCTTCGGCAGATAATTGATTTGCCCTTTGACGTGTAGTGTTTAACTGCTGTTGCTGTTGGTTTATTGTGTTTAGGTTATTTCGATTGTCGCTTGGTCTGCTTGAGTTGTTCAGATTCCTGTTAACATTTGTTATCTCATTCGAAACCTGCCTTAAATCAGCTATCAATGCCTGAATGCTGGCGTGTGTTTCACTTGAAACTACATCAATCATATCATTATTATTTGCCATTTTTTCTCATTGATTTTTGGTTAGCTTCTGATTTTAATTTAGCTGATTTTGTCGCTTCCCTGAAATATCTCAAGCTTACATCATTTGGCAATGGCCGCATCAATACATTTTCAATTGCCACCAAATCAGCTTCAAATGAACGCCTTATATTTTCCGATTTCTTATTTACTGTAGATTCAAGCATGTTCAATTGGTTTTTCATAATACCAACTGTTGAGCGCATAATTTTATGGCATTCCTCTATAACATCTTTTGTATTGTCGTACTTGCACCCTAATATTTTTAAATTATCGATACAATCTTTTTTCATAGGTTCTGTCAATGGCAAGTAAACCAATATATAGATTTGATCCTTAATAGCTTGTATGTGCAATTTAATAGCTTCAATCTTACACATCTTATTCAAATAGCTTTTTACTTTTTGGTTATCTGTAAGCTCAAAATCTTCATCTATTATCTTGCTCCAAGCTTCCTCTCTTTCTTCTTCAGTTCCTTCCCCCAAAAGACTGAAATCACTCGTTTCTAAAATCTTGAAATATAGTTTTGCGGGAATTTCCGCATCTTGCCATAATTTTGTCATTGCCCTATTTTTTGCTTGATAAATTTCATTAGTTCAGGAAAGTAGAACTGTCTTTGTATTTTGGAAAAAGTATTTTGGTTAAGGCTTACTATTCCTTGACCGTATTTTGAAATTAGGTCATCATTCTTTGAATTTGAACTATCAAAAATAAATGAACTGCCCTTGCTTATGGGGAAAAGAGAATTTGACCAAGCTCCTGTAAGAATCAAATCTACATTTCCAAAACCTGCCAATCCATTACGGTTGTTTTTGTATTGGGCATAGTCATCA